TTACACTTTAGTAATCTCCTCCACTACATATTGGTCTTTTACTTTCTTGCAGGTACATACGAAGAATTCCGGATGTTTCAGAGCTCCTTGTAAAGTATCAGGAAGAATCATTTCTTTAGTACGACGGTCCATTGCAACCGTTGCATACAGGATACCTTCACTCTTGCATTTCTCTATTAATGCACTTTTTAGTTCTTCTACGCTATATTCCATTTGTGTGATCCTTTGTCGCTGCAAAGTTATGGAAAATATGTATATTTTGTGCAATAATATTCCTGTAATCTATGGAAAATAGTTCTTTGATTTATTCTAATCCATGACAAAGTAAGTTAGATTCTTGGTATAAATTTAGAATACACATGTTATAGAATAAAAAAAGTCCTTTAACTTGTTAATAACGAAACTATTTAGTACGTTTGAAAAATAAATCAAATTTTAATGCTATGAATAAAGAACAGGCGATGAGTTGTGCTGCAAAATGTATGTCTTCATTTAACAAGTATGCTACAAAGTGGAATATTCCCTCACATTTAACAATTGAAATGTGGAATATTATAAAGGAAGTTTATGATAGAATGGATTCTCCAATTACAACATGTAATATTGATAGAAATGGAGGGGTTGAACTTGAATATCGAGAAGCTTTTTCTAATGTATTTTATAATGTTTATGTTTGTAGCTGTAAAAATGCAAGATATAATACATCTGCTTCTTTCTCAAAACATGTAAAGTTACAAAAAGATCAATGTATAAATATTAATTATGACCCAGATGTTCTTTCGATTTCTTATCGTATAAATGACATTGATATTATAGATATGGGAGAAACGTATGGTGAATTCTATAATAACCTAATTTAAAATTCAAGTAGTAAAATTAGCTGTTTAAATTTTAAGTTTTTTGTAGTATTGTTTCATCTTCCAAATCCTTCTTTAGAAAGTCGTTTTTATTTGGTATGCAAACATTTTATTTTCATCAGAAGGTCTTAAAAGTGACTTGATTCCAGTTTTATTCAAATGATGATCAAGCCACTTTTTTTCGTTTTCTTTTGATATAATATGACTGGTAATAAAATAAATAGATTAGCCATGTTTAAATTCTATTTAATTAGTATGTATTGCCGCAGTACGGTTGCGGCAATGTAAATAACGTCAAAAGTGACGTTTTAACTTTCAATGATAAATACTCATTAAGAAAGAAAGGGCTCGATTTGAATTTAATAGTTTGTTGTATATCAATTATAAAAATAGCTCCCTAGTTCGTCCGCTGACGAGGGAGCTATTAACACAAAAACTAAACTAGACACATTTTTGGAAATCTAGTTGTATATTCTGTATATCAATTATATAGTCCTGCTTTTTTTTATGGTTCGACTATAATTCGACCATTTGATGTTTTATGTACTATCAAGATTTCTATATTTCATATTTTATATTACTTTAAATATTATATTTGCGCATTGTCAAACTAAAATAGTGCGTTTATGAAATCGTTATTAAAAAATGTCCTAAGAAGGATAAGTAAAAAACAATCTTCTAAAGAAGATAATGCAACAGCCTTTTATCCCCAGTGTTGTGCAAAAGTGGATGATTCCGCTCGTATGCGTATAAAAATGTCTTATGACCAAAATGTAAAAGAAACTATATCAAGCTTGAAAACACTTGCTAATGATATGTCTAGTGGCTTTGTTACTTTTAAAAAGTTTCAGACTAGGCGTTATCAATACAACCCGGATGCAGATGCAACTCTATATGCTTCAAGACTGCTTCGTGCAGCTTCTATATTGGAGTTCCTATTAACTGATCCTGATAATAAATCTTAGAGATTCATTTTTTCAGCTAGAGCAGAGAGCCCTATCAGTAGTTCAGTTATATTTTTGGCTTTTCCGACAACATCATCAACTTTTGCTGCTGTATCAGGGCTTAACTCCTTTTCTAATCGTTCTAGCTGCATTTGAAATGTATCAAAACTTAATATATATAAGTCTCTTTCAACAGTGAATCCCCCTTTTTCTGCAAAATTGAATATTTCAAAATTCAACGTAAGATATTCAATACCATATCCTTTATAGTCAATAAATCTCCTATTTTTGAACTCCTCTAAAACTATTTCATATTGTTCTTTACTGATCCTAAGGTCTGGTATATCTTTATAATTTAGTTTAGCTGTTCTTTTCCCGTTTGCTACAACCAAAATATAATTTAATACTTTATCCTTTTCTTCAGCCGTTATAACTAAAGGATATTCTCTTTCATCTTTGGGTGGTGCAGTTCTAATTTGGCACATATAATAATTAAATTATTTTTCTCAATACCTCTTTTTGTGAATCGATGTTGAATTTTGTATCATTTACTTTGGCAGCCTCTTCTTCAGATATATTCATGTATTTTATAGCTTCATTTAGTTTACCGGAACTTATTGCCCAATATGCAAGATTTCTATATACATATTGTTTTTTAGTGTAAAATTTGCCGGAATCTACATCTTGTTTAGATATCTTGTATTCTTTATTCGGGTCTGTTGCTTCCCTGAACATTTCAACACACCAAAGGCTATTTTCCTTATTCAAATACATTACTACTATCATCTTTTTGTCAATATATTGTCCTGCTTTGTTTTTTATTTTACAGTTAATTATTGCTTTATATCCTTTAATATTTAATGTATCTGTATCAAATAATATACCTGTTGGCTCTTCATAATTTAGTAAATCATACATATTTCCTAGATTAAAAGAATATTTAGAAATAATTTCTTTAGATTCTTCAAATTCAAAAGTCTTACATGCATCTAAGAATTTAATCAAATCACTTTTTTGTCCCCATGTTATAATAGGAGTAAAAAGCATTAGTATTAACAGTATCTTTTTCATTCGTTAATGTGTTTATTTATCCTATATTACGTTCATTCTTCAACATAGCTAATTCGCCTTTCAGTTTTTGGTTCTCTTCAGTGAATAGTTGAATTGTTTTCATCTGCTCATTTATAGTCCCCTGAAGGGTTGCTATTGTATCAACTAAACGTTCCATGCGTTCAATATTTGGATCAGGTTTGATATCTGAAATCAGCATTGGACCTTTATTGCGTAGTAACCAATCTGCTGAAATATCCGTAAATGCGTTTAATGTGAGCCTAATTACTTTAGAGGAAGGTTCTGTGTTTTTTTGAAACATAGAACCAATCACCGATTGGGTTACCCCAATTTTAATGGAAAACTGCCTGTCTGACAGCTTATAATAAGAGATAATCTCTCTAATTTTTTCGTTTACGCTTGTTTCAGCCATATCTATATTAATAGTTAATTAACGTAAATACGATTATTTATCAAGTTTTATGTTTTGTAATTAACGTAAATACGTTTATATTTGCATCATAAATCAATCAATCATACAAACATACAAAAAATGATTGATAAAACCAATTAAAAAATAACGATTATGAGCTACAATTTATCACAAATAATGAAGTCTGCACACCGCAATTACAAGAAGGGTGGAAAAACATTTTCAGAGTGTTTAAAATCTGCATGGAGCTTTGCAAAACTCCAAGAAAGTTTCTCACCGGAAGCAGTGAAATCAAGAACTGATAAATTTTTAGCTGAAAGACATGAAGCTATGAGCAAGACTGCCAAAGCTACACCTAGCAAGGAATATAATAACCTTAATATTCCCGCTTCCGCTTACTACAACCCAAATAGTACTCATTACGGTGCACATTACGTCGGAGATTAATCAAATTATACAACAATGGATAAAAGAACCGAACTAGAAATACAGCGAGACAAATATGAAGCTGTGATTGAAGAACGAGACGCGTTGATCAGCTCTTTGAGAGGTGAAAATGAAAAACTCAAACGAGATTTAGAATCAGAACGTGGATTTTATAGAGAGAAAGTTTCCCAATGTGATGATTTGAAGAAATTTATTGAATCGCAACGAAACTTAATGGACATAGTTTTGAAGAACAACCAAAGTATTCTCTAACCCTCACTAAAGTCAAACCAAACCGCCGGTTATCCGGTACCCAGTCCGGTCTTTGAGCCTGCCCTTGAAGGGAGACTGGGAACAACAGAGAAGAGTTCTTTGACATATTGGTAAAATGGTGTTTTGGAAGCCGACACGTGCTGAAAGGGATTACTGACGTAGGCGGGCTTCTCAACGATATAATGCTGTGGTTAATGGTCAAGCCGTATCGTTGTAAAACTAAATCAGTTAGACGTTTGTCGGCAAATCGAGGTATTTGCTTTATGTATATAAAGGTGATGTAGCTCAGGCAGGTTAGAGCGCTGTGTGTGGTGGATGGTTGAGAGTTCGAGTCTCTCAAGAAATACTCTTAGCTTAACGGAAGAGCACCACAAGCAGAGGTCGGCGGTTCGAATCCGCTCATCGCTTCAATGTTTAATTTAAAATTAGATTGTATGGAAAAGGATATTCAGAGACGTAACGTAATTGATGTATTACGGAGTATGGATGTTGGTGCAATAGAAGTATTTCCTATCGTTCAGAAACCGTCTGTAACTAATACATTGAATGCTCGGCTTTATAAAGAAAAAGCTGAAGGAATGGCTTGGAAAACAAAGTCAGATGTAAAAAATATGCAGTTTATAGTAACCAGAATTGCATAACTACCTTGCTTGTTGAGATGATCAGAGGTGAAATGGCTGAAATATTGCTAGATAATATTCTCCGTCTGTTTTCTACAGAAACGTTTGGAAAAGATAAGTCTGCGTATTATGTGGGTGGGGAAAAGAAATTGATGAATCTTATAGAAGCGGGTAAGATTGAAAGTGATAAGCCCACTAATGTCCAAAACGGCAAGTGGCATTGTAATGCTGCTCAAGTATTACTTCATTGCCGATGTGCGGGAAGGAAAGTTAAATCTAAAAAACGGAAGAAATGAAAAAGATTAAAGTGATACAGTATGCCATGATGTTCATTGCCTTATGGACAACACTGTATCTTATAGATAGCATTGAAGTTAGCAAGAAAGAATTTATTGCTGCTTTTGTATTGGTGACTGTCGTATCAGTGAATTATATCTGTTTTCGATACTACGAAGATAGGAAACAAAATAAGGATAGCCTGTGAAGGTCTGCATTGCTTAATTTTAGTATTTGTCATGTTTATTTAGCCCGGTTCGCCGGGCATCTGCCGGGATAGCCCAGTTGGTTAGAGCGCATGTTTCTACATGAGGTCAGCGGTTCGAATCCGTTTCCCGGCTCAACTCAATCAGAGTTAAGTAACCCGTGAGGGTGAAAATATATTTGCATTATATATACAATCAATGTAGCCGGAAGCGTCTGGCTACGACCTGAAGGAATGGCGGAATTGGTAAACGCAAGTATGCAGATAGATTGAAGAAAGTCATACATAGGTAATCTATCATCCCGGTTCGAGTCCGGGTTCCTTCACAGAGAATTTTTCTTTTTATGTTTAACTAATGTTGCCAGCGAAAAGGACGCTGTAGGGTTAAAGCCCCTGTTATTTGAGTTTTAATTGTTCTATACTATTCCGGTGTGCTTTGAACGGCTATCCGGAAGCAAGAAGCTCGTGAGAGTGCTATTTAATAGTTAATGTCGTGTTTTATTTTGTGTTTGTGTTCTAGGTGAATGGTTCGTGAGAATAGTTCACTTAAAACGGATGGCTGGTGTAATTGGCAGCATACGCAGATATGCGTGATGTGGGTTCGATCCCCACGCCATTCACCCTTCTGATCCTAATTAAATTATAGTAGTTCATGAGTTTTGTTTTGTGTTTGTGATTGGGGTGTATGGTCTGTGAAGATAGTGCACCTTTTTAATTAATCGGGCGGATATGTATATCGTTGGTTGAAACTGCGGTGAGGTGCACCAATATTCCGTGAGACCGGTTCGACTCCGGTTCCGTCCACTAGCATTTACATTATGTATAAATCAGGGAGCCGTACACCCTTCAAAGCGTAGCCGTTCCATAAGGTACATTGGATTATTCATTTTCTTATTTTTCTGCCTGTACAATATCGTACAGGCAGTTTTTACTACCTGAAAATGGCGTTAAAATGGCGAAGTTTCTGTTTGCTAAACTTGTCAATAACGATTACCTTTACTGATGTAATGAACTAAAAGTCAAACCATTAAATTAGAATTATGACAGCGAGAAAAAACACTGTATCAACGGTTCAGAATGAAGAGAAGAAGAAAAATTCTATCAGACCGCTTCTAGCTTCTGAAATTGAATGTAGGGTTGGTACTATGAAACCGGACGGTTCGGGCTGCTCCTTGCTATTATACAAGGATGCTCGAGTAGACATGAGAATACTTGATGAAGTGTTCGGAGAAATGAACTGGAAACGGCACCATGATGTCGTTAATGGGAATCTATTCTGTACGTTGTCCATTTGGGATAATGAAAAGAAGGAATGGGTGAGTAAACAGGATGTTGGGACAGAATCTAGCACAGAAAAAGAGAAAGGGCAGGCTTCGGACGCCTTTAAACGTGCAGGATTTAACTGGGGAATTGGGCGTGAACTTTATACGGGTCCTTTCATTTGGATTCCACTTGAGAAAAATGAAATATATCAGAGCAAAACAGGTTCTCCTGCTCTATACACCAAATTCAGTGTAAAAGAGATTGGTTATAACGAGCAAAAGGAGATTATTTTACTTGTTATTGTGGACAATAAAAACCGCGTTCGTTTTGCTTATGGTAATACAAAGGAAAAAGTATATGCTCCCAATGTTTCTGCTTCAAACGCTTCGGGCAAAGTATATACTGGTGTAGACCTAGATCGTGCAATTAAACAAATGACTGGTGTTAAAAGCCGCGAAGAGCTTGAGAGAGTTTGGGCTGAACATCCCGAACTTCACAATAATAAGGAGTTCAGAAACATAACTATTGACATGCAGAAAACGTATCCTCCTAGAAATTGATAATAATGATAGAATTAGTGAAATCCAGTGTGGTTTTCAATGAGGAAAACCACACTTATATGCTCGGTGAAAAACAGTTGCAAGGTATAACCGGTATGATTAGCCGGCAGTTGTTCCCTGACAAATATAAAGATGTCCCCGATTTTGTATTGAAGAGAGCTGCAGAGAAGGGTAGCCTTATTCATGCTCAATGCCAGTTTGCTGATGTAACAGGCTTACCTCCTGAAAGTATTGAAGCAGAGAATTATATCAGAATGAGGGTAAATGCCGGATATAAGGCGCTTGCCAATGAATATACCGTTTCTGATAACGAATACTTTGCATCGAATATAGATTGTGTTTGGGAGAAAGCCGGTAGAATTAGTCTTGTTGACATCAAAACTACCCTTCATCTTGATAAGGAGTATTTAAGTTGGCAGTTGTCAATCTATGCTTATTTCTTTGAACTTCAAAATCCATTACTCAAAGTTGATAAATTGTTTAGCACTTGGTTGCGTGGTAATAAACATGAATTTGTTGAAATTAGCCGTAAGTCTGATAAAGAAGTCAAGAAGTTAATGGAATGCGAGAAGAAGGGTGAGCAATATCTATCCAATCTTCCCGTTCCTGCCCCTGATGATGACAAGTTACTTATTCCAATGCAGCTTGTAAATACTATAATCGGGATTGAGGAAGAACTTGCAGATCTAACCAAGATTCAGAAAGATTATAAGGCAAAATTGAAAACTGCTATGCGTGAGAATGGTGTCAAGTCATGGGATGCCGGAAGATTGCGAGTTAGTTATACACCCGCTTCTACGAGTGACAATTTTGATACTAAAAAGTTTCAGGCTGACTATCCGGAATTATATTCTAAGTATATCAAAACAGTTCTTAAAGCTGATAGTATCCGTGTAACAATAAGGGAGGATAAATCATGAGTTTAAACAAATTGATGCTTATCGGGCATGTTGGCAAAGACCCCGATATTAGAATTTTGGAAGCTGGTTCTAAAGTGGCCACTTTCTCCTTTGCCACCACTGAAAAAGGTTATACCCTTGCCAATGGAACACAGGTTCCTGAAAGAACTGAATGGCATAATATTGTTGTTTGGCGTGGTCTTGCCGATGTTGTTGAGAAGTATGTCCATAAGGGAGACAAGTTGTATCTGGAAGGAAAGATAAGAACTCGGAGTTATGATGATAGCAGAGGAATTAAACGGTATATTACAGAACTTTTTGTTGATAATATGGAGATGCTTTCTGTTAAGCCTCAACAAGCGCCACCACCGCCACCTCTTCCGGAACACACCAATAATCAGACTCGAAGTGCGGTGAATGAGTGCCCGCCACCGCCACCACCGACCAAGGACGATTTGCCATTCTGATAGGTTATGGAAGCAACATTGACGAAGAAAGATGGCAAAATCCAAATGGATAAGTCTTTCGAGTTCATGTGCAGCACACTTCGTAATGGAGAATACACTGTAACCATTAAGAAAAAAACACAGCCGAGAACATTAAATCAAAATGCTCTCATGTGGAAATGGTTTCAGTGTATTGGTGCCTGTTTGCGTGAATACACAGGTGAAGAGTATTGGAGCACTGCTGCTGGAGTTCAGGATATACATGACTTGTATTGTAAGAAGTTTCTTGTGAAACAGGTTCATGTGAATGGTAAAGTGGAAACTATTGTGCGAGGAACAAGTAAACTTAATACTTTAGAGATGCATAATTTCATGGAAAGCGTGAAAATAGATGCGGCCACCGAGTTTGGTATTACACTTCCATTGCCTGAAGACCAGCATTACTTAGATTTTATTCATGAGTACCAAAACCGGTACTAATTAATCCTTTTATAATTTATGATTGCAAATTTGAGAAACTACGAACCCGAGACAATCGAGTTTGTAGTTCCCGATTCTATTCGGGAAAAATTTCCCCCTGTTTTATTTCAGGGTTCTACGAATGTAGATGAATTGATAAAGTTGGTGAATGAGCATTTCAATGCTACATTCCCTGAAAGTGAGGTGACACAACGTTTACTGGATGAATTTGAGATTTCCGAAATTCGTGAAGAGTATTGCATCAAGCAAGAGAATGAGGTCCCCAAACGCGAACGTGAACTGTTGGAAGCCATTGAACGTGCGAAAAAAATTAAGAGTGATGCACAAGACAGGTTAGCTTCTATTAAGACTGAAATTAAAGACCTGGCTGCCGAGGTCAAAAAGGGGACGAGGGAGTATCATCTTTCAAGTAAGAATACGATCCGGTTTGCTCTTGATGGATATTTCCTGTATTATTCATGGGTGAACGGTGAGTTTAAGCTTGTGAAAGCTGAAAAAATTCCTGATTGGGACAAACGTTCTCTTTGGGCACAGGAAGATCGAAACAGAAAAGCGATGCTTGATTTGTTTGGTATTGAATATCCTGAAGTAGAACGCCCTATTGATGATACAGAAGATTATGGGGACAAGTTCGAAGAAGACCTGTCTGATAAACTTCCTGAAGAAGAACCGGAAGACGATGAGTAGATTGCAGCACAAAAAAGGCAGGAAGTCCAACTATGTGAAGCGACTTGTGAATAATCCAGATTGGGAAGAAGCCAAGCGTAAAATTCGTATTAGGGACGGACATAAATGCCAGATGTGCGGTAAAGACTTCAATTTAGAGATTCACCACAAAACATACAAGGTTAACGGAAAATCAATCGTTGGTCATGAACTTGAACATCTTGATTGTCTCGTTACCCTTTGTGGTGACTGTCATTCGAAAGTTCATAAATATCACATCAAATTATGACATACCAGTTAAGAGACTACCAAAAAAGTGCTAGTGATGCAGCGGTCAGCGTTTTTAAATCCAAGGAAAAGAAAAACTACGTGATAGTTCTTCCCACTGGTGCCGGGAAGTCCCTTGTCATTGCCAATATAGCTGCACGGATAGACGGGCCGCTGATAGTGTTCCAGCCTAGCAAGGAAATACTCGAACAAAATTTTGCGAAACTTCAATCATACGGCATATTCGATTGTGGAGTTTATTCAGCTTCTGCCGGAAGAAAGGATATCAATCGTATTACGTTCGCTATGATTGGTAGTGTGATGAAACACATGAGTTTCTTCAAACATTTCAAGCACGTTCTGATTGATGAATGTCATTTAGTGAATCCGGAGAAAGGAATGTATAAGGAATTCTTTGAAGATGAGCAAAGGAAAGTTATTGGGCTGACAGCGACTCCTTACAGATTATGTTCAGGAAGAGGTGGTGCTATGCTTAAATTTATAACTCGTACCCGGCCAAAGGTTTTCACTGATGTTATTTATCACTGTCAGGTGAGTGAACTACTTGCTAAAGGATTTCTCGCAAGTTTGAAATACTATGATATTACAAAGTTGGATTTAAGTAGAGTCAGGACTAATTCTACTGGTGCAGATTACGATGAAAAAAGTCTTCTGCAAGAGTTTGAACGTGTGGACATATACAAAGATATAGTTGGATGGACAAAACGTCTGTTGAACCCCAAATCGGGCATACCACGCAAAGGTATTTTAATATTCACGAGGTTTATTCGTGAAGCTGAAAAACTGGCTTCCGAAATTCCTAATTGTGCGATCGTTAGCGGTTCTACTCCAAAGGAAGAAAGGGCACGAATTCTGAAAGGTTTTAAAGATGGAAGAATAAAAGTTGTTGCTAATGTCGGCGTACTTACAACCGGATTCGATTACCCGGAGCTTGATACGGTTGTTCTTGCACGTCCAACCAAATCCCTTTCCCTCTATTATCAAATGGTCGGTCGTGTCATTCGTCCCTGCCAAGGTAAAGAGGGTTGGGTTGTTGATTTGAGTGGGAATTTCCGGTGCTTTGGGCGTGTTGAAGAGTTACGCATAGAACAGCCTGAAAAGGGAAAATGGTGTATAATGAGTCGTGGCCGTCAATTAACCAATGTAGTATTTTAATTATCATGTGGAGAAATTACAAGAAGAAAGAAAAGAAAAAGCCTCTTTTCGAGGTAGAAGGTGTTAAGGTCAAGAAGAAACCTGATCTTGTCAATGAACTAGACAGAATATTTAGTTTATTCATCCGTTATCGTGATACGATGCCTAATGGATATTTTCAGTGTATTTCATGTGGTAAAATAAAGCCTTTCAATAAAGCAGATTGCGGTCATTACATCAACCGCCAACACATGAGTACTCGCTTTGATGAAATGAACTGCAATGCTCAATGTTCACATTGTAACCGCTTCATGGAAGGAAATATTCAGGATTATCGCAGACGTCTAGTTGCCAAGTATGGTGAACGAAATGTGCTGCTCCTGGAAGCCAAGAAAAATGTTACTAAGCAATTTAGTGACTTTCAATTAGAAAAGCTGATTACTCATTACAAGGAAGAAGCGAAAAAACTGAAGGAAGCAAAAGGTCTGTGAGTTTTATTACTAATCGGAGTATAATCCCTTAAAATATGGAAAGAAATTCATTCATCTTTTATAAAGGGTGGAGAGAAGCAATCAAGGATTTGCCGGATGATGTCAGGCTGGAGATTTACGAAAGCATAATTGAGTATGCGACAACGGGAAATCTTCGGGGGTTGAAACCTATGGCAAATATTGCTTTCAACTTTATAAAGATAGATATAGACAGGGATACTGAAAAGTATATGTCTATTGTGGAAAGGAATAAGAGCAATGGTTCTAAGGGGGGACGTCCGAAAAGTGAAAACCCAAAAGAACCCAAAGAACCCACAAAACCCACTGGGTTATTTGGAAACCCAAAAGAACCCACAAAACCCGATAATGATAATGAATATGATAATGATTATGTAGATGATAATGATTCTCATTTAAAAAAGAAAGAAACTTCTCCTAAAGGAGAATCAAAGAAAGACGAGCTTTCTTTGTTCCCCGAGGAAAAGATTGATTGGGGTGGGCTAATGGATTATTTTAATTCCACGTTTAAAGGTAAACTTCCTGCTATAAAGTCCATAGATGCAAAACGAAAGAAAGCTATTAAAGCACGTGTCGCACAATACGGGAAGCAAGCTATATTCGATGTGTTCCAATTGGTTTTAGACAGTCCTTTCTTGCTTGGACAAAACGATAAAAATTGGAGGTGCACTTTTGACTGGATATTCTTACCTACAAAATTTACAAATATTTTAGAAGGTAACTATAATGGAAAACGAACTGATACTGCGGCCACAAGAAGAGAATCGGTTAGCAGTCTTACGGACCTCGCCGAAGAACTACTGCAAAGCTCTATGCCCAAAGAAGGTTGAAGATGTATTTCAAAGTGATGAACCTTCTATTGGCACTATCATAAGAAAGTTTGGTGAACCACAGGCTAGAGCAGTGCTGGTCATATTGATAGCTGATGCCTTGGAGTTTTTCAATGTCAGTAATACAATGTCTGCTACCCAAGTTGCTACTACAGTAGATTTAATCATTGAAGAATATCCCTATATGAAAACTGATGATTTTAAACTGTGTTTCAAGAATGCAATGAAAATGAAATATGGTGAAAATTACAATCGTATTGATGGTTCTATCATTATGGGATGGCTTCGTGAATACAACAAAGAACGTTGTGCTGTTGCTGATAATCAGTCATGGAATACTCATAAGGCTAAATTGTCAGGGGAAACGAGTTTTACAAATGGCTTGTCGTATGAAGAATACCGGAACGAACTCAAACTTAGAGTTGAGCAAGGAGATGAAGAAGCTGCTAAAGCGTTAAGTCTCTCAAATGAAATAATCTCTTATCTAAACAAAAGAGAAAATGGCAAACAAGAA